TGTATAAGCATTATATATATACCCCCACCACCCCCTATGGCACATATGTACCCCTTGCTAATTAGAATCAATCTAATCTAGAAATATACAACTCTAGCTTGTATCTCTTTTTATCTTTTAAAATCTCTAAATATATTTAAAGCTAGTATACAACTATAGCTAGAAATTCTAGTGCCTATAAGATAACTTTTAAACCCTCCAACAATCTCCAAATATTCCAACAATACCAACAATAAAAGCTATATTTCAATAGCATTAAAAACCCTGCCATATTTCAATCTTAACTTGTTAAAATTTTTGAAGTGGGGGTCGC